GGAAACTATAAACCGGACCCAAGCGGATACATCTACGCGGCAGATTTATTAGATCAAACTGGCGGTTCAGAAACAGTCATAGGAGAACTTACCGGACAACTTGAAGCAAACACATTAGCGGCCGCACTGCAAGCAAAAGATCTAAAAACTGATCCTGCACCAACATTTCAATATCAGGCAAGTGTTTATTCTACAAGTAGCAATACCAGTGATGGTACATCTAAGGCAACATTGTTTGGCTATATGTTTCAGAATGCTAACGATGCAAGTATCTTGGTTGATCTCAATTTAAAAGTGAGAGGTGATCCATGGTATTTAGGACCACCTGAAGTAGAACCTAAAGCACCAAAACAAATTATGCTGGCAAAGGACGAAGAAGAAATTTCCACAGATCAGTACATTGTTTATGATAGAACTGATAATTACTTTTTGTTCACAATGCAAACACCAAGAGTTAGAGACCCGTACATAGATGACGAGGATGATAACACTGGTTATATGGCAAAAACTGGCACTGCATATTTTATAAGTGGAGTATATCAAATATACGGAGCCACTGCTAATTTTTCAAACGGCATGTTTGAATTAGACTTAATGGCAAAAAAACAAACTGCACTTAGTTTAGCAGGCTTTGACATGACAGCAGAAGAATAGGGTAACACAATATGGCATATAAAGCAGATAGATTTAAAAGTAGCAAAAAGAACTTTGTTGACAAATTACGAGAACACGCCGACTTGGATTTTGGTGTGTATATTGGCGAAATTATTGTCAGACCAAAAGATAACACACACTCTGGAAGACTAACTGTTTATATACCTATGCTGTCTAAAGACAGAGATGACCCTGCAGGTTACTATAATGCATACTGGAGCAGTCCATTTGCAGGTAGCACAGCATCTAATAAGATAGGTGAAGGTGACCAAATTTACGGTTATCACGACACACAAAAATCATATGGTATGTGGATGGTACCACCAGATCCTGGTAACTTTGTTCTAGTTGCATTTGCAGACGGTAAAAAGAAATTTCCTGTAGTATTAGGCTGTTTATTCCCCGATCAATTACAGTATATGGTACCAGGTAATGCTGGAGGTCCAGCATACGGTCTAGAAGAACGTTTGCCTGTAGCCGAAAAAAATCGAAACGAGGAAGACATAAATCATGGCGTTGCAGGAAGAAGGCCAATACACCCATATGTATCGAGAGCTATTGTTAGACAAGGATTGATTCTCGATGATCTAAGAGGACCAAGTAAATCTACTGCTAGAAGAGAATCTCCCAGTCAAGTATTTGGCTTTTTAACCCCAGGACCGGAAATAGCAAATCTAAGAACAAGTAAAAAAGATAACACTCATCGAGAAGCAGGCCATAGTTTTGTAATGGATGATGGTGATATAGAAGGTCAAAGTCGAAACATTCGAATTCGTACAGGAGGCGGCCATCAAATTTTATTAGATGACACATCTGGCGATATCTACGTTATAAACAAATCAGGTACAGCATGGGTTGAATTAAGCGATGCAGGCGATATAAATGTTTATGCTGATAGAGATTTTAACATGAGAGCTCGAGGAAATGTTACTATTAGATCAGATAAAAATTTAAATTTAGAGGCTAACTCTTCTGTGTTTATAAATGCAGGAGAATATGAAACTGCTTCTGGTCTTACTGATGTAGACGGAAATCCAAAAGGTGATTTGAATATCAACGTTGGTAATATGACTAATTGGCTCAATAAAAAAGATTTTAAATTACAGACAGATGAAGAGGGACAATTAAGTTTAGTTTCTAGCACCAATACTTTTGTTACTGCCAAAAACAATATAGACATTGCCTCTAATAATAAAGTAAAAACGTATGGTGCTAATGGTTTAGATTTAAAATCAGGAGGAGAAATAAATTCTCAAGCATCAGGTAGAAATAATGTGTTAGGTTCTACAGTTCATCTTAATGATGGGGGAGCCGCTGAACAAGCAACAAGCGGCATGAATGCTGACAGAATTCAAACACAAGAATTTGAAGATCAACCAATATCTCCACCGGCATGGGATTATCCTACTGACCCAGACGATGTAACTGATACTACTGATCCTTTGATTTCAAGAGGTCTACGAGAAGGTGATAGAGATTCAATAAAAAGTATTGCTCAAAATATCACAACAAGGGAGCCTTGGGAATATAGACCTATTCCCCCAGATCAAATATAGATTAAATACTAGTTTGTACTTTATCTAATTTAGTAAGTTCGGCAAGACGAGCGTATGCTTGGTATTTTTGATTTTCTAGCTCTCTTACATTTTGTTCAAGAAACTTTACTTGAGTTTGTAAACCAGCAATAATCTTACGCTCTTCGCAAAGCATTATGCGTAATTCTTCTTCGACGGTATTATTCAACGTTATGTTTTGGTTTGTCATAATCAAAAATTACTCCCCTAATAATATCAACTGTGTCCATACTCAGCAATATTTCATTATGACTGAGAGGTAGTTTGATATTGGTTACATTTTTAAAACTTTTAGGATAAGCACATTGCGTTTCAACTGTTAGCATTCCATCATTATCTGAAGATCCAAATCCTGCCAAAGCATTACCACTAGATGCACTACCTGTTGTTATAACATTAGTTATCGGATAATTGTTGGTTATGTTAGCAAATGAGGTGATAAGGTCACTTCCTGGTTTAGTATTTGCAAATAATTTGCTTTGCCTAAAAACCATACTAAGCCACCCAGCAGTTCTACTGCCACCCCACGGGGCACTCAGTGCAATAAAATGCTCAATCTGTTTAATTTTTTCTGCTAGTAATATTCCTATTAAACAACCATAACTGTGTGCAACAATAGAAACAGGTTGACTAAACATATTATCCAAATAAAATTGATAAGCATCGTTGACTATGCCATGGATATCATCCTGTACATTATACTCGTGGCAATGCACCCGATGCTCAGGTAAAAATACATCTAAAAAGTTATAACTTAAAGAACTTTGGCCGGTGCCATGTAAAAAAATAATATTTTTATTCTGCAATGGCATTATTGATCAAAGATTCCATATCATACAATTCTTGAGGAATAGAATCCTTGGGTTGGCCAACAAGATTTACCATTTCAAACAACACATGTTGCTTAGTATGATAATCGTAAATCCCAATAGAATCATATCGATTATTGCGTTTAGATACCATTTTTTGAAAACGATTTCTATAACCAGTTGACTGATCCGACAGCATTAGTTTTTTGTTAGCAATGTCGGCGTTTTTACAAATATTATCAAAATATTCAATTACTTTACGCATGTTTTTCCTATATGTAAAAAGTAAAAAGTTATTGCATAGTTATTACTATACAGCCTATACTATATATGAAAATATGCAGTAGGTCAACCTTTTTTTTGACTCTTTAAAACTAGTTTTAAATGTATATGATAAATATTGATATGGCAAACATATATCGAGGCTTTAGTACAATTGGCAGGATTAGACCTCCGTACACACTTACTGATGCGGATCTTGTGAAGACTGATTTACTCAACGAGCTTTATGCTAAAAAAGGCGAAAGAGTAATGAGGCCGTCTTATGGTACAAATATCCAGGATATATTGATGAATCCGTTGGATACTTATGTCGTACAAGAAGTTGAGGACGAAATCCGTCGAGTGATTCAAAAAGATGCTAGAGTAGAAATACTTGATATATTTACTGAAGCATTAGACCATACTGTGAAATTTATTATAAATTTAAAAATTTTGCCTTTTCTTGATGAAGATCAACTTTATTTAGAATATCAAAGAAAAGACTTAGAGGGATAAAATGGCAGTCAACAGTAGACAGAATAATTTATTTGCGGCGGAAGATTGGGACGTAGCATATCAGGCTTATAGTCAAGTAGATTTTCAAGCATACGACTTCGACACAATACGAAGTGCAATGGTTGATTATATTAGAACAAACTTCCCTGAAAACTTTAACGACTATATCGAAAGTTCAGAATTTATTGCTATCATAGAACTGTTGGCATATCTTGCTCAGAGTATTGCATTCAGAATGGATGTAAACACTAGAGAAAATTTTCTAGAAACAGCCGAAAGACGCGATTCTGTTTTTAAACTTGCAAGACAATTAGGCTACAATCCTAAAAGAAATATTCCTGCAAGTGGTTTACTTAAAATACAATCTATTTCCACCACAGAGCCTATAACAGACAGTTCGGGTGCTCAGTTAAATAACAGAACAATAAGTTGGAATGATGCTAACAATCAAGACAGTTATGAACAATTTATTATAATTTTAAACAGTGCGTTTGGCAACGTAAACAGATTTAGTAGGCCAATTAAAACTGGTACAGTAGGCGGTATCATTACAGATCAATATGATATCAAGACGTCAGGTACTGCACCATTGGCATACAATTTTAAAAAGACTATCAATGGCATTTCAAGATCGTTTGATGTAGTAAACGTAGACTTTGAGGATAACGGTTCATTTTTTGAAAAACACCCTGATGCTACTAACAACTTTTCTATTTTACACAGAAATGATGGCTTAGGATTATCTAGCACAAACACTGGATTTTTTATGTTGTTTAAGCAAGGTAGTTTGCAAAGCCAAACATTTAATTTTGATAGACCAGTAGAAAATAGACAACAAGCCATCAATATCGATGGCATAAACGAATATGATGTTTACTTCCAAGGTATTAGTACAACAGGTCAAGTTCTGACAAAGTGGGAAAAGGTTCCTAACACTGTAGGTCAGACATTGATGTATAATGTTAAAGCAAAAAACAGTCCACTATTGTATGCTGTACAGAATAGAGGTGTAGACGGAATTGTTTTGCAATTTGCAGATGGTAATTTTGCTAACACTCCTGTTGGTCGATTTAGAGCTTATTATAGAGTAAGTGACAACGAAAGATTTAGTGTACAACCCGATGATATGGGAACAGTAAATATCACTATTCCTTATATAAATGGTGATAATAAACAGTACGAAATTATTTTGTCTGCTAGATTAGAAAGTGCAGTAAACAACAGTTTACCTGCAGAAACATTAGCAGGTATTAAGGAACGTGCTCCACAAGCATTTTATGCACAAGATAGAATGATATCGGCTCAGGACTATCAAGTATTACCTATATCAAAAAGTACCAATATCTCAAAACTTAAAGTAACAAATAAAACTCATGCTGGTCACAGCAGATATATAGATATCACTGACCCTACTAGTACTTTT